GATGACCCGGACGCCACACTCGATACGCTGGCCCACATCAAGGCGCCGCTGGAAGCCCTGATCGGCTGCGCCATTCACTTTGCCGAGCGCCAGATCAACTACGACGAGATGCAGGCCTGTCTGCAGGACTACCGGCTGCAAGTCCAGGTCGGACTGCAAATGCCCTGCCCGGTCTGCAAACCGGCCACAAAGGAACTGATCCCGCCTGACTGCCCGGGCTGTCACGGGCACGGCTGGGTGTGGAGGGAAGGACTGCTGAAGTACTTGCAGGAGGCGGCGAGATGATCACCCAACACGCTGCGCAGCGCGCCTTTGAACGGGCAGGCATCACCAATCCAGCGGAACTCTATCGTCTCTGGGAACTGGGCAGGAAAGTCGACGACAGCGAGATCGCGGCCTTCAACACCCGCCCGGCCTTTGACGTGACGTACCGCATTGTGATCTGGCGAGGCTGCTGCTGGCTGCTGGCGCGCGGCAGCACGACGGGCGCCTTTATCACTATCCTCCGGAAAGCGTAAGGGCAGCTGTCTGCGCAGACAGCTGCCCTGTGTGCCGGGTCACACCGACGGGTACGTCGGAAGGAGATCTCATGCAAGCCCAAACAAGTGCAGCACGCCGTAAATACGATAACCACCCCAACCAGGCGCTGATCGGCGAGTGCGTCGAGATCGCCCGGCGGTTCAACGTCGGCGGCGAAGCGAGGTGGATCATGAAAGAGATAGGCGACGTGGACCAGGTCTCGCGCAGCGCCAAACGGCGGGCCGAATACCTGGAAGCCTTCACGAAGTTGGCCATCGCACGCAGCCGGGAGCACTGCCGGACGATGCCGGTCATCACCCTGCGCTGGGTGCTGGCCGCCTGGCTGCGGCAGGCCTTCAACCTGGACATCCTGGACAGGGAAGGACTGCTGAAGCACTTCTCTGCCGCGACGCACTGCGCCAGCCTGGAAGAAGCCCTGGCCGAGCATGGGCCAGCGGGCGTGTTCGATTACATTGCCCGGTACATCGAGACGGAGACTGGCGCATGACCGAAACGCTCGCCGAATTAGCTGCGGAATTTGAACGTATGCTGCACGCTGCCAGGTTGTTTTCGGACATCAGTATGAAGGCACACCTCGAAACGATTTCGGACGATCAACTCCCCGAACTGGAGGAAAGCTTTGAATTGATTTTGACGAATATGGACCTCTTCACCGGCGAACGCGACGAATATGACAGGTTACGCCTCTGCCTGGAATTCATTGACCGGCAGATAGCCCATATCAAGCAGAGAGCGCTGCAGAAAGCCAGGCGACGATGAGTGTTGAGGTTATGACGCGCGTCTGGAAATACTCGCAGCAGCGGGGCAGTGCGCTTCTCGTACAGCTTGCCCTGGCCGACTATGCCAACGAACAAGGTGTAGCCTGGCCCAAGCAGTCCAACCTGGCACAGAAAGCCCGGATTACTCCTCGCCAGACGCGCGACTTGCTGCGTTATCTGGAAGGGATCGGCGAAGTGTATATGACCCCTGGCTGCGGACGCAGCAAGCCATCCTACTACGCCATCCTCACAGCGCTATCAGATCAGGAGATCTCGGCCATTCTCATCGAATGGTTTGACAAAACCGCCGAAGAGTCCGCCCAGATCACTGCCTCGATCCTACAAAAGCGGAAGCAGACTTCCGCTAATGCTAAAAGCGGAAATCCAGCGTCAGAAAAAGCGGAAATCCAGCGTCAGAAAAAGCGGAAATCCAGCGTCGAAAAAAGGGCCGAATCCGGCAGTGGGCTGCCGTCCCCACGATCCGATCCGTCATTAGATCCGTCATTAGATCCATCATATATAGATTCTACCCCGCCCATTCCACCAGCCAATCACAGCATCAGTTTCGGGGCCAGCGTCTATCATTACGTTGCCGCCGGTGCGGCCAGGACAGTCTGTGGCCGCACTCCGGCTCCGCGCGCAGGCAAATTCGTGCCGCACCTTCCCGAATGCCAGGCCTGCCGGCGGTTGATCGACGATGGCCCCTTCCTTCAAGCATTGGCCGACCTGTGCTATGGCCCACAGGCCGCCCTGACCGACACCTCAGTGGGGAATCTGGCAAAGACTTTGGGCGAGATTCGGTCGGCGATGCCCAATCTGACGACGGAGACGATCAGCGGCCCCTTCTGGGCCTGGTGGCAGCAGCACACCTGGCAAGGCCGCGACAAGAAGCAGCGCCCCAAGCCGCACGAAATTCGGGCCGAATGGCCGAATTTTACGGCCTACACAGCGCGCCAGGCCGTCCATACCGCCGGCCCCGAAGCCCGCGGGCCGCGCATTTTCGACATAGCGGGTATGAAAGTGGTGAGTAATTAGCATGGACATTCCGTTTGAACTGACCGAGGAGCAGATCCAGTGGAAGGTCTGGCGCTGCCTCGCAGACCAGCCGCGGCCTTCAGAAGGGGAAATTTGCCCCTACTGCGGCGGCCTGGGGGCGCTCACACTGGATGTCCCGATCCATCATCCGGCCTTCGGCAAAGCCTGGCATTGCGTTTGCCGCCGGGCCGCGATTGAAAATAAGCGGCTGCGCGAGATGCTGCATGACGCCAATATCCCGGAGGAATATCTGGGCTACAGCTGCGAGTCCTTTTCCCGGCTGGCTGGTGACGACGAAGACAAAGCATTGGCTCTGGAATACTGCCGCCAGTTTGCCGTGCATGATCGCATTCCACACCACGAAACGGGGATCGTCAAACCCGGTCTGTTTCTATACGGCGACTTTGGAGTGGGCAAGACCGGCCTGGCCGCGGCGGTCATGAACGAACGCCTCCTGCGCGGCGGCTCGGTGGTCTGGTTAGGCTTCATCCAGTTTATCGGAGACGTGCAGGATACCTACAGCAGCCAGCGCAGCGGCAGCAAATATATCTCCCGGAAAGACGTGATCCAGGCGGCGGCCAAAGCCAGTTTTCTGCTGATCGACGACATGGGAGATCGGGACGCGACCAGGCCATTGTCGGATGATCAGCGCCACATCACCTTCGAGCTGTTGGAGGCCCGGCGCGTTAACCGCCGGCCCACCCTGATCACTTCCAACCTGCTGCCCGCCGAGTTTATGACGCAGTTCAAGGGGCGCATTGCGCAGCGCGTCTTCGAGATGTGCCACACGGTGCGGGTCGGCGGCAGGGTGCTGCGCAAATAAGAGAAAGGAGAACACCCGTGACAATGAATGAGTACTGGCAACTCTATCCTGTGCGGCGCGGCTGGGACAGCGTCCAGCCCATCTACGACCTGGTGGGCCGGAGGGGCTACATCGCCGGGGCCTATGCCGCCTTCATGGCCGCGCCCTGCGACACGCCCATGCTGCCCGGCGACGTGGACGTCTTTGCGACCAGCGCAGACCACGCGACGGCCATCGTCGCCGACATTCTGGATCAAGGTCAGGTTGACTGCTGGGACGAGAACGCCGCCTGCCACACCCTGACTCGCATCGGCGGGCTGCTGACCATCCAGGTCATCAAGCCTAACCCGGTCTGGCGAACATGGCCCGACGACATCCTCAACGACTTTGACCTGGACGTCAGCCGGGCCGTACTGATCACGTCCGGAACCGTCCTGGCCGATGAAAACATCGGCAGTGCGAACGGCAAGGTGCTGCGCATCAATAACCCGCTGCGCAGCTTGAAGCGCGTCGTCAAGTACGCCTCGCGCGGCGTGAGGTTCAGCGATCATGAACTTCTGAAACTCTTTCGCGCCTGGGGCCAGCTGACGCCCGAAAAACAGGAAGAGATGATCAGCGCTGCGGCACAGGCTGAGGAACCGGAGGTGATCGAATTCTCCTTCCTCGGCTGGGACGAAGACGACTGGTTTGAGGGGGAGTAGGCCATGATCTACGCTTTGGCCTCGGGCCTGTTTCTGCTAGCCATCGCCTTTGTCTTCATCGCCCTGGGCTGGTACGCCCAGGCGCGCCGCTTTCAATGTGCCCGATCACGCGAGGCAGCCCTGGCAATGCTTGCTATCGGCGTGCTGCTGCTGGCCGGCGCGGTGGCGCTGGTCGCGGGATGGTGAAGATGACCAGTCGCCGCACTCAATTGCGCGCACGCCCATCACCGTCAGCTGGGGGCCGCGGGACGGGTAGGCCGGTGCAAACCGATCAAGCGAGCAACCTATTTGTCTGCGAGGGCTGCGGGCGAACGCTGGCGCGGCGACTTCGGTCGCCGAGGGCCGATCTATGCATCTCTTGCTTTGATTTGACCGAACTGGCGCAAGAGGATGAGCGGTCGCGCCGCGACCGGCTCGCCGACTATCAACGCCGCTACCGTGCAGAGAACCGCGACCGGCTCGCCGAACAGAGGCGCCAGAAATTAGAGCTTTGCCCGGACTGCCAGCACGAGCTGCTCAACTACGACGATTGTGTCTTTGTCTGCCCGGCCTGTCATCATGTGAAGTACCGATCAACTACTCCCGGATAAATCCGGGGAAGCAAAAACAAGCCCGTGCAAGACTAACCTTCATGAGAGGAGTCGCGGTGGACGATAACTTCGTGCAGAGTTTTTATCCTATCATCGTCGCGGCGGACATGGCCGGTTACCATCCGCGCACGGTCCAGAAACTTATTCAAAAAGCTGAGGTGCAGAGCCGCAAATGGCAGGGCAGGCGCCTTGTGCACCTGGGGTCGCTGCTGAGGTACCGTGTCACCCATCGGCGCATGTCCAGGGCCGATCTGCGTCGATGGCTGCGCAGGCTGCCCGCTGCGCGCCGCGACAGATTGACCTACCCCGAACTGGCCGTGCTGGCTAGGGCAGCGCTGCATCGGCCAGTCAGCAAGGACGCTGTTTACCGGGCCTGGATCAAAGCAGGGCTGCCTCGACGGCGCTGCCCCAAACGCCTCTAGAATCTCGCATATAGGTCATACTCACGCCAGGCGGCGGGCTACTCTTGAGGACGGGCGTGGCCGCCGCTTTCCTGTACTTATCTTTTGTATGCGCCCGGCTGAAAGCGTGCGGACAGCCGGGCGCATTCTTGCTGCCTGGTCGGCGGAGGAAATGTGGAAACAGCAGGCTTAAAAACCATCGAGACGGCCATCAATGCAGGCGTGACGGGTATTGCCGTATTGCTGATCATCCTGGCCGTCGCGCTGGTCGCCCTGTTTGCGCTGTTCCTGTTCCGCATCTATGCACCCTTCCTGCAAAGGTTGAGTGAGACTCAGCAGCAACTTTCGGCTGTGGTGAAAGCCAACAGCGACAACCATAACCAAATTATGTCGCTGCTGGACGAGAGCCGGCAGGAACGCCAGGACTTACACAAGGCAGTCAGCGATGCCACTGAGGCTACCAACAAACGGACGGAGGCGGCCAGAGAACAGGCGGATGCGCTAAAAAGGCAGGCGGATGCCTTGAAGGATCAGAGCCAGCGCATAGCCGACCTGGCCGATCACTTTAAGGATAACATTGATCTCAATCGCCAGATCATCGAACACATCGTGGCCTTCACCAAGGACAACACGGCGGCGCTGGCATCCTACACGCAGGCCGTTATTGATCGGACGACGGCACTCGCGCAGGCGATGATGGAGAAGCTGGGCGCGCAGCATGGCGAAACGATCACGGCTATCCAGGCCGTGCCCCTTCAGGTCTGGGCTGCCGAGCAGGGGCTTGAATACGTGTCCAGCGTCAATCAGATCCATTTGAGGTTGGAGGAGATCGGCAAAAGCCTGTCGGCGCTGCACCGCGAAAAGTCGGAGAACGAACAAATTCTGGCCGTTATCCGTGACTTTATCGCCCTACGCGACGACATCAAACGCGCCCTGGCGGTGCGTGGGGACAAGCCAGGTGAGGGAGGTTCCGCCAGTGCCTGATCAGCAACAGAATGCAACGTCCCGGCGCGCGCCTGTATGGGAGAAGGCTTTCCTGTCGTCGCTGCGCAAACTCGGTAACGTGACCAGCGCCTGCAATGCGGCCAAGATCGAACGTTCGACGGCCTACCGGCATAAGGAGGCCGACAAAGAATTCGCGGCGTTGTGGCAAGAGGCGCTCGACGAGGCGGCAGATCGTCTGGAAGCCGAGGCCCGCCGTCGCGCCGAGAGGGGTGTCCTGTCTCCTGTCTACCAGGGCGGCAAACTGGTCGGCCAGGTCCGCGAGTACAGCGACACGCTAATGGCCCTGCTGCTGCGCGCCCATAAGCCGGAGAAGTATCGGGAACGGCAGGAGATCAGCGGCACGCTGGGGTTGACCTGGCGGCAGGTGGTGGAACAGGCGATGAGTAATGACGGCGACAGCGACGATTCCAACGCCTAAGCAGGTCTTTAAGGATGCGGCGACCTTCGCCCGGACGTTCCTGCGCATTCTGGACAAGGAAGGGCGCATCGTTCCGCTGCGCTACAACCGTGCCCAGCGCCATTATCTGGCGCACCGGACGCCGCGCGACCTGATCCTTAAAGCGCGCCAGCACGGTTTCAGCACTGTTGTCCAGGCTGAATTCTTCCGGCTGGAAACGACCAGCACACAAGTCTCAACGACGCTGGCCCATGACGATGACACGACGCAGAAGCTGCGGCGCATGGCGACTCGCTTCTATGACAACCTGCCCGACAACTTTCGCCCCCTACGCGGCGCAAACAACGCCCGCCTGACCACCTATCCCGACTTCGGCAGCGAGGCGCTGATCGCCACCGCCGGAAACGTCCACACGGGACGCGGCGGCACGAATACCCTGATTCACGGGTCGGAAGTCGCCTATTGGAAGGACGGCCAGGCTATTGGCGCGGGGCTGCTTCAGGCCGGGACACCGCATTGGGTGGTCTGGGAGTCCACCCCAAACGGGGCACAGGGCTATTTCTATAACCTGTGCATGGAAGCCCTGGACGGTGCTTCCGGCTGGACGCTGCATTTTTATCCCTGGTGGTGGGCCGACGACTACCGGCTGCCGCTGGAGGAGGGCGAGGTGATCGAATACACCGACGAGGAAGCCCTTCTCGTCGAGGCGAATCACCTGGCGCCGGAACAAATTAAATGGCGGCGGGCCAAGCAGCGTGAACTCAAGCATCAATTCATCCAGGAGTACGTCGAGGACCCGCGTTCGTGTTTTCTGCGCAGCGGTCTGGGTTACTTTGGCGACCTGGCCGGGGTTTTTACAGCACCCCTCAACCCGGCCTATGATGAGACCCATCGTTATGTGGCTGGGCTGGACTTCGGGCAGACGACGGACTACACGGCCTGTTCCGTGATCGACGCCAGCGCGCGAGTCGAGGTGGCCCGGCTGCGCATCAATCGTCTGCCCTGGCAGGAGATGCGCCGCCAGGTGATCGATCTGTGCCGGAAATGGCACGTGAGCGTCATCCAGGCTGAAAAGAACAGCATGGGCAGTACGAATATTGAGGCGATGCTCACTGAGATGGAGGAGAAGGGCAACGACGGCCTTCCGCGCTGCGAAGCCTCATTGATTGCTTTCGAGACAACGAACGAGAGCAAGGCGTCTATCATGAGCGCTCTACACGAGGGATTGCACAGCCCAACAGGCTTACGTTTGCAGGCCGACGACATCTGGACGCATGAACTCAAGGCCTTTATCGCTACGCAGTTGCCTTCTGGCGCGTGGCGACTGTCTGCGCCTGACGCGGACGGCGAGCATGACGATACGGTCATCGCCCGCGCGCTGGCCTGGGACCAGGTCGTCAATTACCGGCCCAATGGAGGGATCTGGGGATGAGTCTGATTCCGTATCGCCTGACCTCCACCTGGCAGGCCATCAACGCCTGGCTCGATCAGCCTGTCGGATTTGGCGGCTTGAAGGCGGCGACCAGCTGGCTGGCGGTAGTCGTTCCGACCTGGCAGGATGGGCAGCCGGTCTATTCCGAACAAAAGTTCGCCAATTACGTCACCGAAGGCTATGAGCGCAACGAGCTGATCTACGCCTGCCTTGAAGCCTGGTCGGATACGGCAGCGGCCTGCACCCTTCAAGTCAAGCGTCGTGGCGACAAAAAAACGCTCGACGATCACCCGCTGCGCCTGCTGCTCGAACGCCCCAACCCCTTTATGTCGGAAGCCGACTTTTGGGGGTTTACGCTCGTCAATTTCCGTCTGGCCGGGGTCTCCTACTGGCTGAAGGTGCGCAGCGCGGCAGGGATCGTCGTTGGGTTGTGGCCGCTGCGCCCGGATTGGATGGCCCCCGTCGCCTCGCGCAAATCCTTTATTGACCATTATGAATATCAGACGGCGGGTGGGCAGAAGATCGATATTCCGGCCCAAGATGTCTTGTGCTTTGCCCGGCGCAGCCCGTTGAATCTGTATCAAACGGTGTCAGCGCTGAAGGTCATTAGCCGGGTCGGTGATGTGGATAATACGGTCACCGACTTCCTCAAGAAATTTTTTGATAAGGGGGCCATGCCGCCTGGCAATTACACCTCGAAGCTCAAGCTGCGCCAGGATGATATTGACCGCATTCTAAAGACCATCGAAAAGCGTTACGGAGGGGCGGAGAACTGGCACAAGCCGATGGTGCTGGACAGTGACGCGACTTATCAGCGCACGGGCCTGACGTTCGAAGAGATGGGCTTTGAAAGTCTGGACGCCCGCAACGAGGCCCGCATCTGCATGGTGCTCAAAGTGCCGCCCATTATAATCGGGGCAAAGCTCGGCCTGGACAAAGCCACCTACTCCAACTATGGCGAAGCGCGCCTCTCCTGGTGGGAGGACCGGGTTTTTCCGACTTATCGTTTTTTGGAGACGTGCATTAACAGCCAGCTTGCGCCTGAATTCGGAACCGACCTCGTGACCGAGTGGGACTATTCGCGTGTCCCTGCCTTCCAGGAGAAGCGAACGAGCATGTTTGAGCGCATGGATAATTCCGTTCGCGCGGGCTGGATCACGGTCAACGAGGCGCGTAAGGAAGTCGGCTACGAGGAGATGCCCGGCCAGGATGTGTTCCTGCGTGGCAATGCGGCAGTGGACGCGGCGGGAAGCGCGGCTACGGAGACAGCCGTGGCAGCCGCACTGCCAGATAAGCAGCTACCCTACGGACAGGCGGGCCAGGCAGTCGAGAGTGAACTCTTGCGCAAAGTGCTGGAGGGATAAAGGCCGATGGAATTCAGAGCAACGCCTAGCTTTATCAAGGCCATTGAAGACAGAACGGTCACGGGCATCGCCTCGGTCATGGGCGTGCTGGATGACGGGCGGGATGTCGTCTGGCCGGGCGCGTTCTCCAAGACCCTGAACGAGAACGCCAGGCGCATCCGTCACCTGTGGCAGCACCAGGCGGATGAACCACCCATTGCAGTGGTTAAGGCCATCCGTGAGATCGGGCGCAAAGAATTGCCCGCCGACCTGACCAAACAATTCCCGGAGGCGTCCGGCGCGCTGGAAGTCACGCGCGAATACCTGACGACAGCGCGCGCCGAAGAGGTCTTCCAGGGCATCAAGTCGGGGGCCATTGGGGAGATGTCTTTCGGCTACGACATCATCAAAAAAGACTATGAAGTGAAGGACGGCGTCTCCATCCGCAACCTGCGTGAGGTGAGGCTCTGGGAAACATCCGACGTGCAGTGGGGTATGAACCCGGCCACACGCGCCGTCAAATCTCTCTTCTGGGATCTGGCTTACGCCCTGCGCACCGGGCAGGACATCACAAATTTACTGCAAGCAGGCCAATCGCTGACGAGTGATGACCTGACGCAGATTCAGGAAGCCATCAACGTGCTGCTGGCGCTCGTGGCAACGGCTGAGCCGTCCGACGATGCCTTGTATGGCATGATGTCGGCACTCGGCAATCATTTGTCGAAGCTGGCAGGAGTGGGCCACAAGGAAGGTCGCATGATCAGTGCAGCCAACATGGCGAAGTTGAAGGATATCATGGCTTCGCTGGAAAGCAGTCTGAGCACGCTGGAAGAGTTACTGGGCACAGCCGAGCCGCCACCGTCTGACAAGACGCAGGCACTCACTGACCGGCGCTCGATCCTGGCACGACTGGCAATCGCAGAGCGCGAAATCGTTCAGTGGAGGTAAAGGTGGACATTGCACAATTGAGAGCGCAGTACAAGGCCAAAATCGACCAGGCCAAGAAACTCTCTGATGAGTGGAAGGGCAAGGAAGGTGAGGCCCCGCAAAGCGTGTTTGACCAGATCAACGCGCTGCTTGGCGAATCCGACACTTTGAAGGTGCGGATCGAAACCGCCGACCGGCTGGAGAAGGGCGCGGCTTTTGCCGAACAGCCTGCCACGCCGGAAAGTATTGCCGCTGCGATGAGCTGGCGGCAGGCCGGTCCGGATGAAGGCAACGTTGCCATCGACAGTAAGGCCTTTCGCCGCCTCGACGTGGAGACACCTTTCGGCAAAAAGGAAGTGCGCTATCACGTGCCCCTGGCCGTCCAGAAGAAGGGCTACGATGGTGCTTTCGAAGCGTATCTGCGCTTCGGCATCATGGCTGTCAAGGAACGCTATCCGCAGGATGCCAAGACCCTGTCTGAGGGTGTTGACACGGCGGGCGGCTACCTGGTTCCCGAAGACATCCAGACGACCATCATCAAAAAGTCGATGGGGCTGGTTGCTATCCGGCCCAACGCACGTGTCATCACGACGGGCCGCGACGTTGTGATGTGGCCGCGCCGGGTCTACAACACCGACAACGTCTGGACGAGCGGCGTCCGCCTGACCTGGACGGGCGAAACCCCGGCCTCATCCACAGCGCACCGCGTCACCGATCCGGTCTACGGCGTGGCCGAGATCAACGTCAACGTAGCGCTGGCTTCGATGCCGGTCACCAATTCGCTCATCGAAGACAGTGCCTACGACGTGATGGGCGATGCCGTCACGTCGCTCATGGAAGCCTTCTTGCTGGGCGAGGACAGTGCCTTCATCACTGGCAGCGGCGCGGCCCAGCCAATGGGCCTGCTCACGCAGGTGGACGTGGCGAATGTCGGCATTAGCTCGGTCAGCGTGGCAACGACGCCCACTGGCGACAGCATCATCGACCTTTACTACGGCGTGCCTGCCCAATACCGGGCGCAGGGCAAGTGGGTCATGAATTCGAACACGATGAAGGCTGTCGAAAAGATCAAGGATAGCCAGAACCGGTATCTCATCCAGTCGCTGATCAACAGCTCGCTGCAAAGTCCGCAGTTTGAGTCGATCAAGGGCAAGCCGGTCTTTGTGGACGAATTCATGCAGGACATCGGCACGAATAACTATCCGATCCTGTTTGGCGATCTGTCGGGCTACCTGATCGTTGACCGGGTCGGCTTCTCGGTGCAGCGCCTGCAGGAACTGTACGCCGAAACGGACATCACGCTGCTGCTGGCCCGCAAGCGCGTCGGCGGCCAGCCTATCGAGACCTACCGGATGCGCGTTCAGAAGACGACGTAGACCTGAGGTCCAGACGGCGGGGTCTCCTGACCCCGCTAGAGACCTTAAAAGGAGAAGCGGTATGCCAACTCAAAAGAACATGAGCATCAAGAACCTGTTCCGCAGCGACAGCCGCACGGCGACTGCCAACGGCACAGGCGTGGACTTGCAGAGCACCGTTCATTCGGGCGGGCGCAATATGAAGGCCTACCTGGATGTGGGCACGGTATCGGGCACGACCCCGACCCTCGACGTAAAAATCCAGGATTCGCCCGACAACTCGGTCTGGACGGACATCACGGGTGCGGCCTTCGCCCAGAAGACGGCCACCGGCACGACGGAAGAGATTCACTTTATGACCAATAAGCGCTATGTGCGCGCGGTGGCGACCATCGGCGGCACCTCACCCAACTTCAACTTCGGGTGCTACCTGCTGGTCGAGAACCGGATGAGCTAGGCCGGATGCTTTGGTGGGGCCGGGCAAGCAGCTGGCCCCTGGGAAAGGGTAAACGATGTACCGGGTCAATGCCGGAATCTCGTTTGGCGACGAGAACTATGAGCCGGGCGATGTGGTCAGTCTGGCTGCCTGGCCGAAGGATGCGCTGGAGCAGTTGGTCAAAGAGCAAGCGGTCACGCCGGTGGGTGTGGTGAACGGGCCGCCTGCGCCTCCTTCGGCCAGGCCAGGCGCGGACGAAAACAAAATGGTTCCGCCGCCCGAAGCGATCAAGACTAAACGCTCCCGATGAGGTGAGGCTTGGCTGTTAACGATTACTGCTCGGTGGGCGAGATCAAGGCGGCGATGCCCGATCAGAACTGGGGGACGAGTTACGACTCGATCCTGACCTCGCTCATCACGCGCGCCAGCCGGATGCTGGACCGCTGCTGCGGTCGTAAGCCGGGCGCCTTTTACGTCTCCGCCGACACGACCCGTTTTTTCGACGCGCCTGCGGCAGGCTCAAAGGCGCTGGTACAGGGTTGGGCGAGCGCCAACCAACTTTCGCTTGGGAGCGGCGATGATCTGTCCAGTCTGTGGATCGACGAAGGACTGGCCGCCGCGCCGACCTCGGTGGCGATCTCCCTGGACGGCAGCTTCAACTATACGCCGCTTGTGCCGGGCGACTACATTCTGTGGCCTTACAACGCACTGGAAGAAGGGCAGCCTTACCTGCGGATCGATCTGGATATCCTTTACGGCCACTATTCAACCTGGTATGGATTCCGGCGCGGCGTGCAGATCGTCGGCAAATTCGGTTTCTCGACGATCGTTCCTGACGACGTGAAACAGGCGGCCATTATCCAGACGGCGCGCTGGTTCAAGCGCGGCCAGCAGATGTACCAGGACCTGATCAGGATCACAGACAACGCGCAGGAAGTCTATGCGAACCGGATCGATCCAGATATTGCGGCGATGGTTCAGCATTTGAGGTGGGTGGCAGTATGACAGCGAAACATGCTTTCGGGACTCCTGTGCAGTGCGTGAATTGCGGGCAGCATGTCCTCGCCGTCTGGGCTGAAACGCACGAACAGGCTGCCCAGGGGCAAGGGCGCTGCGATGAGTGCCAGGTCCGACAGGAAATGCAGCGTCCGGCTGACGACGCTGCGATCTCGAAAAAGACAAAGACGAAG